TACCTCCTTTCTGTATTCTTTTGTGAATCAAATAGTAAGACGCAACTCACATGGATTAGCAATGTAGATGTTCTTAAATATATGAATCAATATTCAGGAACTTTTTCCGGACTGGCGTTTTCTAACTCATTAACAAATGGACCTGACGGATGGGAATTTTTTTCTGTTGTCATTGTAAAAGATAGAGCTATTGCTTTTGAAGCAAGGCCAGCTCAAAAAGAAACCTTCTATACTTCTATTCATACAGGAGGTGAATGGCAAAATTGGAGAAAGGTTATTTAAATTTCCCTCTTCCCATTTAATTTAATTGTGAACAAAGCACTTTTTATGGCAAAATTAAGCCATAGGAGGTGCTTATTATGACTGAAATTGAGAAGATTCAGAGCAAAATTTTAATGAGAATGCAGGAAGCTTTAGACAATGAGCAATTACAGAAGCTAGAGAACGTATTAGTTCTGGAATTTCACAACATTGAAGTAAAACAGGAATGTACAGATCTGGTAACTTCGGAGCGGCATTGGGAGAAAATACTTCGAACATTTCTAGCAAGCAAGAGGATCGAAAACTGTTCAGAAGGAACGCTGAAAAGTTATAATGATTGTGTAACAAGATTAATAACAACACTGAATAAGAGACTACAGGATATTACAACAAATGATATCCGGTATTACTTAGCGATGTATCAAGAAACAAGGAAAATATCTATGAGCTACTTAGACACGATTAGACGATATCTGAGTAGCTTTTTCGCCTGGGTGTCTGATGAAGGGTATATTCAAAAAAACCCCATGAGACGATTGAAGAAAATAAAGGTTCCACAGACGATCAAAAAGCCTTTTACACAGGCAGAAATGGAGCACTTAAGATGCAGTGCGGAATGTCAGAGAGACATTGCGATAATGGAATTTCTATATTCGACAGCGGCACGTATAGGTGAAGTCATAAGGCTTAACAGAAGGGATATTAATTGGGAAGGGAAAGAGGTAATCATTTACGGAGAAAAGGGAAAGAAAGAGAGGAAGGTGTATCTAACAGATGAGTGTGCATATCATCTAAAAAAATATCTGTTCGCAAGAACGGACATGAACCCGGCCCTGTTTGTGAGCAACAAGCAGCCACACAGCCGTCTGGGAAAGCAAGCAATACAGTCGATGTTGCGGACACTGGGTAAAAAGACAGGTATCCATGCTCATCCACACAAATTCCGGCGGACGCTGCTGACGGATGCAGGGAATAGAGGAATCCCATTGCAGGAGATACAGGCTTACGCAGGACACCAGAAGCCAGATACAACGATGTTGTACGTGACCGTCAATGAGGAAAACGTAAAAGCATCTTTCAGACGCTACATAGCCTGACACAATGGTTTTATATTGATTTTTTAAACCGGCAAAGATGGCGGTTTGTTTTGCGTGGAAAGAAAAAAGAAATTTAAGGGAGAAGACAAGGAAAAAGAGGAGAAGCAGGCTGTTAGGCTAAATGGGAAGTGGAAAATTATTTTCCGACAATGAGTACATCAAACTTTGGTAAATCTGCGTTTGCTAAAGCCTTGTTAGTTGCAATATCTCTAATCCTTAATCGGAGATTTGTAGAGGAAATCGAATCTACAGTTATACGATAAGGCGTTGTTAATTGCGAAGCAACATTGGATAGGCAATAAGCTTTACTCACCGCAAACTTTCCGTAGACCGTCACAATCCCAACATCATTTGTTGTTCCTGTGACACAGACAATTTGAGCCTTACTATTTTGTAACAGAAATTTTCTCCCAATTGCTCCAGGGTCCACTATTTATTTTTCTAGAAATAAAAGCTTCATTTGTGGCTGTTCCAAAGGCAATGGCGATATACCATTTGTTGGAATCTTTGTTATGAGCTAGATATAATATTATTCCGTATTCACTTGGAGCATTTGCCGTTTGAGTTACATAAGTTGCGATAGAGATTCCCGTTTGTAGCGTATCTTGAAATGCATCGGTCAATCGAGTAGGGAAAGTCTTACTATTTGATTTAGAGTTTTTTAATGCAAACTCTAACCCACCAGGTGCCTGCTGTAATTTTTAGTATATTGTTTTCCAGAGATATATCTTCTTCGCTGGAAGTTGCAGTAGTATATATTCCGCCTGTTTTTTCGTCCGCTTGACGAGAAACAATTACTGCACAGTTAACGCTACCATCGTTAATATTACCATTACCGAGCTCATAATATACCAACATATAAATCGAATGATCTTCGAGTGAAACCGTATATTCCTTACCCGCTCCAATTGTAGTTTCGATGGTTTTGCCCTTACTATTTTATAGAACAAGAAAAAGGAAACGGAGAAATTATGTTTAAGTTGCTCCATTCGGTCATACGAATTTCATATGTGCCCCCTGACTTAATGACTGAGCATCCCTCTGCCTTTTGAGAAATATAGCAGATTATTGCAAAAGCATATTCCCCGTTCTTTTCACCGTAACAAAATGCAGAAAAGTGATATGCAGGAACATTTGAAGCAGGCGTTAAAACAATAGTTGTTCCTTTGTCGTTTGTTGAAAAACTCTTAAAACATGGCTTACTATTTTATAAAGCTTTAATTGGTTACTTTTTCACCTGTTAATGCATACCAACCGTACCAGGCCTTATCATGATATGTACGAAAATAAAGTGTATTACGCTCCCTAAAAGGAGATATAGCAATTTCTAATTTTCTAGTTGCAAATCTTTGCACATGTATTACAAACCAGAAATGTGCTGCAGCGGAAGTATTAGGGGCACTTGGATCGGAAGAAGGTGCAGTATCACCATATGAAATAACATAAAATCCTGTTCTTTCGTTTTCTATATCAGCAAAAGATGAATTAACCTTGTGCTCCGTAATCGCATTACTATTTTATTTAAAGTTTTCTAATGTGAAGCCGTGTCCAAAATGAGTTTGTAGAAATTTTTAATATATTATTATCAAGTGAAAATATATTTGTTTTTACTGTACTATCATTATATATTCCCCCGATACGTCCGGCATTTTGTCTAGTAAGCACAAAGGCATAATGCATTGAATCATCTGAATTAATATCACCATTATTAATTCCGGAATACACAATAATATATAAAGAATTATCCTTTAACTCTTTGGTACGCTCAGTATTTGCTTGAACTATAATACATTCGGAACTCTTACTATTTAATGAAGATTTTTTTCCATGTATTACTGGACAAAGTTAATTTATTTCCTTCGATTGAAATATTAACGTCGCTAGTACTTGAACAAACGATAGAGACATCACTTTTTCGTGTTTCAGCTGCTGTTATAACTGTATAAACATTTGTTGTTGATGGGGATATATTATTATTGCTCAATCCTGCTACAACAAGAAAATAACCAGTGTCGTATTTCAATTCAATAGTCAGCGTAACTCCCCCTTGGAGTACATACATTTTGTAAAAACTCTTACTATTTTATATTCATCCAATCGCTCCAAGTTCCGTCATTCGAACACGAACGAATTTTTAGCGAATTATTCGCAGAATCCGGAACAGAAATTTGGGTGCACCATTTGCCGTAAATCCAGAACAAGCAGAGTACATATCCTGTATAGCCGGGTCGATTTAGCGTGTCAGTACGGGCGATAAGTACGGCAAGAGAAACTTTTGAGCTGATATATTTTGATGTATCAAGATTAAGGTCTGCAACATTTGTCTCAACTCGTACCTTACTATTTAATTCATTAAGAGCCGCTAGTAAAGTCTTATTTCCCTGGTCTAAATTAAAGGTCTGTGAGGTCAGGTTTGATAAGATCTGTTTTGTCAGGTTTTCAAGGGTAATAATTCCTCCCTCGTTCGTATCTGGGTCTAAAAAAATGAGTTTTTTCCCGGTTGGGATCGTTGTTGTTTCTGCGAGTGTGTTTGCGTTTACTCCATCTGCTGGTAATGACATAATATTTTCCTCCTATTCTTCGACATTAAAGCATATTGCTTTTTTACTCAAGATGAGTATTTTGCCGTTTAATATTAATGCTAATTGTTTATATTTTGTAAAGCGTCCAACTACTGTTCCGCCGAACATATAGTCTTCATTATTTACCGTTATCTCGTATCCATATCCTAAGAATTCCTGGCCGGATTCTGTTTTCTTTCGCCAGGAGTAATTTTTTTCCGGATATTCTCTTGTGATATCTTTGCCTGCTTTATACAGCACTGCTGAGATTGTAGTGGTCTCATCTCCGTTATCAGTACACTGTGTGTTGTATATCAGTGTTTTATCAGATATTTCTTCGACTTCACTTGTTGTCTCACTTAAAGTTGCCCGGATGCCTTCGAGTCCTGTTTCGATGCTTGTCATTTTCTGACTTGCATTTGAAGCTTCATTTTTTGCCGATTCTACGTCTTCGCTCATTTGAGTGTAGACTTGATTTAGTGTCTGATTCTTTTCATCAAACCAGATTCGGCTGCTATTGATTGTCTGAACACTGTTATTGATTGTTGTAAAGAGGCTGTCGATGTCTAACTTATTTGCTGAGATTGCTGCATCATCACTGACCATCTTATTTACAATAAGTCCATCTGCAATAGCCCCCTCTTTGATGCCTGTAGAATCAAGTAAGATACCTTTTCCCGTCTTGTCGAAAAGAGCAAAAGTAAAATCTCCATTCGCATCCCGTCCAGCTTGCATTCTTATTATCCCGTCTGCATCTTTCCACTGTTGCGTTGCGCCTTGAATCAGGATGCCGCCATCGTCTGATAAGATTCTAAATTTATTTGTGCTGATATCTCCAGCCAGTAAGTCCGAAATAGAAACCGTCTGCATAACTGCTGTCCGGATTAAAGCTGAGTCAATCACAGCGTTTTCAGATGTCAGATGAATGTTTTGTAAATCTCCTACTCCGGCATTACCCATGAGTACGTTTTTTAAATTTGCATATTCACCTTCCAGGATTCCTACTTTCTCGTAATCGACATCTAAATTTGTAATCTTTGCATCAATCGCTGTGAATTTATCTGCTGTAAGGTTCTTGAAATTGCCGAGTTCTCCGTTGATTTCTTGCACGTTTTCTTTTACTACGTCCAAATTTTTGATTGTTGCGTATGTTATTTTTGCAGTATCTACATCAAGCTTATTAATCATTGCAGTATCAATCATAACAAGCTGCGCATAATACCGCTCCATTTCTTTTGTCTGAGGTCCTTTATAACTGTCGTTTGTCTCATCTTCCGACAATCCGGCCGCCTCGATAGAATATGTTAAGCCTCCATCATATTCCCACTCCAATTTGGCTACAGGGACTTTATAAGACTCTCCGCTTAAATCTTCCACCGTGATGATGTCCCACACGTCTAATCTAGGGTCACCAAGCATTTTTAGTGTTCCCGGCATATAAGAGAAGCTCTTTAACTTCTGAAAGGCACCATCAAGTATACCCTGTGTCATGAAAGGATTGGAGAAACTTATTGTTCTTGCTCCACTTCCGGACGAAATAGAAATGCTATTTCCATCTTTGTCCTGGCCTGTGTAGCAGGTTAATCTGTCTACTGTGAATAAATAATCATTATGCTCGAAATTGTCCCAGTAGCGTCTTGTTCCTACGGTGTACTTACTATCTTCGTAAGTATGTATTTCGATTTGTCCCTGGCGATTGCACACGGCAAAACCACCATACATTTGAGCAACATAGGACAGGGTTTCTCGACAGCTATAACCTTTCGGAATTGACATTGAAATAGGAGAAAGCCCCGATGTGGCCACCGGGACTTTCGTTATTTCTTCAATCTTTTTTAATACCGAGATTGTATCTGTTGTTATGCCGTCCATTGAGAAAGGACGTTCCGTTTGCATCATGCGGTCGTATGCGGTGAATTCTATTTGTTCCTCATTCTTAGAAAGTTTTCCGGCGGTAAAGTAGCCGATTGGGATATATTCTTCTACGGAATCTATATCCATGCCAATTTGCAGCAAGAACTCTTTTCCCTCAATTGCGCCGGCGCAACTCATTGTCATAGTGACATATTGTGAGACTGTAGAGCCGAGTGAAAAATCATCTTCTCCCTCAGAACCGCCGGTAAATTTCACACTCTTTATATTCTCGATTGATACATCGTCACAAGTAAGCAGGCATTTAAATGTTCGGGAATCCTGCTGTATCAAATTGTCGAAGGCTTTCGTGGACTGATACACAGGACCACCTCCTACTCAGTCATGATACAAAGTGTATCTATGTCAGAAAGTGTTAAGGCATCATAACGGGAATCATCGTATTTTTCGATATCTTTCTCTGAGATTGTATGAAGATTCACTTCCGTATCGATACTGAGAAGTTCTTCTAAATCTTTATTAAATCTCTGTGTGTCTTTAAATACATAGCTATTATCTTTAACAACCGGCTTTCCTTCACTGTCTTTCTCCGCATGTTCCTCAATAATTTTCTCGCGAGCAACATTATAGGCTTCTGCCGCTTCGGCAAGACTCAATATATTGCGGTGAACCGCATATCCAATCTTGATTGGGAGTTTCTTTTCTTTTAACGCTGTGCATCCATTGATAAAATTAACGATATCTCTATTCTTTAACTTCATCTGTAGTTCCTCCATCTCTTCCGTCTTCAATCTGATAAAGCATTTCATCAAATGCCGCCATATCCTTACGGCATTCTGTTTTATTTGCTTCATATAACTCTTTGTCCTGGATATTCTTGCTGTAGTTACTTTTGCCTGACTCTGGAATCTGCGCAGTCATATAGACTGCTGTCTTTCCGTCAACCATAGAACTATAACTTAACGTTGTTGATCTTGTTCCTTTTAACATAATGTCCTCCTTATTTCTCTATCAAGTCTACCGCTACCCCCTGATATGTTTTTACACCTTTGTAATAACTATAAACAGGGTAAGTCAGTGAGCCTGCGTAAAATTTCTTTGTCACTCTTGAATCTGTACCTGGGTCCGTGAATGTAACATTGAAAAATGCCGGTTTTATAGCTTTGTCTATTATCGTTGCTTGTTGTCTCGTCAGAGGTGGCCAGGCGCATTTTAAAGTGTATTTCGTGGCAATAAGATCACCAACCATTTCTCCACTGGCTACCCGTCCTGTATTTTTAGACCAGATTTTTTCCTTTGTGATTGTGAGGCCATTTAGCTTCAAGGTGGGCATTGTTACACCACCAATAATTAGCTCGTTACTCATCTGCCCACCTCCTAACTAAACACCGGTTTCCCGGTTGACTTTTGATACTGCTGCCCTTCTTTTCGGACGACTTTGAATAACTTTTTCGAATCACCTTCCAGATAGATATGTACATCTGTATTTTGATTCTTATCACTACTAAAGCTTTCCAAAGCATTTACCATCGCTTCAAATACACCTGCCCGGATAGCATCTACAATCTGATTATTGTTTGCAACTGCGTTCTTGTTTCCGATTCGTCCAACCATCTCTGGGCCGTTTTCTCGTGCGACAAACATCTCTCCCGCATCAGGAAAACCACCTTTTGCATACCAGTTAAGGGAAAATGAAGGGGTCGAAAAACTTAGACCTCCTACATTATGACTATTCCATGTTGTTGAAATATGTGGTAGCTTAATCTTTACAGAAGCAAATCCATTTGCAAAATTCTGAATCGCATTCTTTCCGGTTTTATACAGGTTGGGGATTGCCTTTGAGATTTTCGAAGGAAGATTTGACAAAGTGTTATTCATTGTCTTCCAGTTATTGTCCAGACCATTTTTTAATCCAGTAATAACCTCTTTGCCGCGGGAAGTTACCTTACCTTTCACATCTCCTATCTTTTCATAAATCTCATTTTTAATCTTTGCTGCATGATCCAGTAAGTTTGTTTTCTTTACTGCATTCCAGCCGTTCTTGATTCCTGTGATTGCATCTTTTCCCTTGCCTACCAGCCATTCTCTAGCATTTCCAAGTTTTTCTTTAAATTCACCTGGGAGCTTTGCTATCCACGAAAGGACATCTTTTATTTTATCCTTAAGGCCTTTCAGAAGTCCGCTAATAATATGAGTGCCCTGTTCTGCCATAACTGTTGATGGGGAATGTATTCCGAAAGCTTTTTTGAATCCATCAATGAATGGTTTGAAAATATTGTCTTTTATCCATTTGGCAATATTTTTTATTCCATCTTTGATTCCCTTTAAAATCCCTTTTGGAATGTTGCCGCCGCACTCTTCTATTTTCTTTTTAAAATATTTTTGCGCACCCTTAACTGCATCTCCAATCAAACCGCCAAGAAGTGCTGCCAGTCCACCAAATGCCGCTCCTATCAGCTCAAATACCCTGTTTGCTATACCAGTCCAATCAATGTTCTCGAAAAATTTTTCAATGCCTTTTACTGCTTTGTCCCATTTTACATTTTCAATAGCAGTTATCGCAAAATCTAATATTCCCTTAATTCCATTCGAGAGTGTTTTTCCGGCCTTTGCCCAGTCAAACGTATCAAACAGACCATTTATTGCATCTGCAAGGGCTTTCCCAGCTTTCTTCCACTTGAAGTTCGTAACTGCCATGTATACCGCTTCCAGGGCTGTATTTAAGCCATTGCCAATGGTCTTTCCTACAAGATTCCATTTCGTTGTCTTGATAAAGGTGTTGATTGATGTAACAATGCCTCCTACAACATTTCGGACTGTTTCCTGAATCAGATCCCAGTCAAGCCCTTCCATTGCGCCGTTGATGCCGTCACCAACCGCTTTTCCAAGAGAGTCCCAGTGAAAATTCTTAGCAAAGGTATTAGCGAAACCAAATGCTGTATTAAGTCCTTGGGAGATTGTATTTCCTGCTAACCCCCAGTCCACTGTCTCGATAAAGCCATTTAGGAAGGTAGCAATGCTTTTTGCTATCTTGTTACACGTCTTCTTGATTCTATCCCACGGAATATTCTCTAAGGCTTCATTGATTTTCTTCCCAACCATCTGGCCGATTTTCGTAAAATCTCCTTGTGCCCAGGCGTCTTTTAGCATCTTGGCCAAATCTTTGTATTTGTTCGGAATTTCAACTGTCTCGAACATGTCGTTAGGACTTAATCCACTCTTGTTTGTTGAGCTAGAATTTTTATCATCTAGTTTGTTGATCTCGTCAAAGCCCATAAGAGTTCGCTGTAAGTTTTTCGCCTTTTTTGAACTCTTATCAAGACTTGCCGCATAATCCTGGTTAACTTTCTTCGCCTTGACGAAAGTTCCCTGTCCGGCCAAGCTTGCTGTAAGCTGTCCAAACGCGTTCACTACCGTGATGATCTTCTGAATGAGAGCGTTTAATATCGGTGTTATCACTGTAAGAATCGGGGCAAATGCAGTGGCCAAAGAATTTTTAAGCTGCGTAAGTGATGACATCAATAATGAGAGGTCCGCATTTGTCTGTTTACTATACTTAGACAGGTTCTGCATTCCTTCTTTTACGCCACTTAACGCTCCTTGTATAACAAAACTCGCAAACATGAATCTAGCTGTCATGCCGAGTGTGCTTAAGATTCCTCTTAATCCTCTGCCGGACTGTCCCATTCCGTTCATGGATCTTCTGGTTCGTCCTATGATGGGGATGCCGGATGTGAATTTTCGAATCAGTGCAGCAAATGCTCCAGAAGTTCTCCTGATAACGGTTGACACAGAATTAAATACTGCCCTTAATCCTCCGACTGCTCTTTTGAGACCGCCCCATCCTTTTGAAACTAAATTTACCGCGGTCCGTAAGCCACCTAATGCTTTCGAACCAATGTAAGCGGTATTTTTAATCACTGTTCCAAGCACGGGGATATTCTTTACAGTATTACTTGTAGACGAAGTAATCTCTTTCATTTTCGCTGGTATCTGTTTTAAAGAATACGATGCTGTAGCTCCTGCTGTTTCAAGTCCGCTACCGCTGCTTAATTTACTTGAAGTAACTCGCTCTGTATCTTGTCCTCTTGCAATCATAGTGATTCTGTCTGAATTATACCTGCGAGCCTGCCTCTGCGTCGCTGCTATCTGTGTGTCGATTCCAGAGGTATCTTCTTTCCTTGCCTGTAAATCACGTTTCTTTTGCTGAAGCTTCTCTAAAGATCTATTCGTTCGGTCAATATCATCTTTTATCCTTAAATAATCGTCTGTATAGACTCTTATCCCTGCCGCTAATTGCGCTTCTTTCACGTAATCTTTCATAGACTCTTTGAGTTCACCAGCTCTTATATCCGTTATTGTTGACTTGATTCTTTTGCCTACCTGTTTCCACGGGGCAGCCAACTTATCTCCAGCTGTATTTTTAAAACTGATGTTGTTCATCGCTTTCTTGATGGCATTACAAGCTTTCTTAGCTTCTGCCTCACTCTGGCTCATCTCTCTTTTGAAAGACTTCGAGTCTCCTTCTATCGTAACCTTTAATTTTGCAAGGTCTTCACTCATATTTCCACCTCCTTCCTTTCAAAAGTAAAAGCCAGGATTACTCCCGGCTCTCAAATTGAGCGATACGTTTTCGCCAAGCTTCTTTGTATCGCTCTAATTCTTCCTGTTTTCTTCTTTCATCGTCTAGTTCTTTTTCCTTCGCAAATAATTCAGGATAATAATCCCAAGCTTTTATTACTTGCCCGTCTTCTGAAAAAGCTGCAGCTAAGTTTCCTGTTATCGTTTCTGCTAAGATAAAATTATCCCATATTACTTGTTTTCTTCTTTCTTTTTCTCTTTTGTAATGTGCTTCTAAACAATCAATAATCTCATTAAGAGATAACCTCCAGAAGCGTTCCGGGCTGATTCCGGCATATAACGCTTCTGGGTAAAGATACATCAGGTACTCTGTTGTGGTAGTTATTTCATCTCTTCCATGATGTCCTCTACCTGCTCTGCCGGGAAAAAACCCGAAACAACCAGTGTAGGGATGATGACTTTTGTATAAAGGCTGAACTGATCTCCACCATCTTCCTCTGTCCACGTGTCATACAGTTTTTTGATTTTTGTATAACTCATGTTATGTTCCCAGTTTTCCATTGCCGCCTGAATGATTGTCAGCATAACAGAAAGGGGTGGAATTTCATCAATCATGTTTATGATGTTCTGGTGATATTTATTTTCTACTCTTTCAACAGAGCCTGCCTGCAGTTTTAACTTGTAGTCTCTGCCTGCTACTGTCCAATAATGAAAAGGCTTTCTCTTCTTTTCAATCTCTACTACTTTTTCTTCTGTTTCATTTACTTCATCTAATCCGCCAAGATTTTCGTTCATCTTCTACCTCCTATGCTGGGTCTGTACGTTTGATTGACTGTACAGCGATAGTTGCCTCAAATTCGATTACACCGTTGACTCCACCGCCGGTACGTTTTACTGCTACCTGTCCTGTAAATTCTGTTATTGTCTTGTCTGGAAGTGTTTCCTGAAAAGTCAATACTGTTCCCTTATCCGCTGCCGCGCTTAAAACTCTGTACGGAGATTCTACGTTGGTATTATCATACTTAAACTTGTACTTCATATCCGATAAATCCCCAATTCCCTTTTCATATACTTTATGGGGATCTGTTAAACAGGTATTATCTACTTTTTCAATATCTTCTCCCATTTCCGGGATTTCTTTTAATCCAGGAAGATCCTTAAATGCAGATTCCGCGCCGCTGGCTTTGTAGCCTAATTTCGTTCCATTTGCTAACATATGTTCGCCTCCTAATTATTCCAATATACAAGGTCTGAATCCATATCAATGATCCCTTCATACCTCATCTGTTTATGTTTGAGTCCCGAAGGGTCAGGCACATCCATACAGGCCGTTCGTACTAAACCAAGTGTTGCGATTTCTTTGTCCACCTGCATTGCCGTCTCGGACGTACTCTTGTTATGCCAGATATCAATGCGGTATCTGACTTTTGCTTTGTCTTCTTTGTTGTCTGTGCGTTCAATAACGCTGTTGTCTTCCTCAGTGTACTGGATCACCGGGAACTGCGCCCAGTTTGCAGGATAAACGTCTGTGACGTTATCTGCTGCTTTACACAGTGCAGCGTAAATCTGGTCTTTTACATTTTTCATTTATTTTCCTTTCATTTCTGCTTTAAATCCTGTTCTAAATGCACTTAAGACTTCTTTTTCGTTATCCTTTAAGGCTGGATACATAAAAGGGTAGGCAGGATTACCTGTGCACTGATAAAAACGCCCCTGTGATGTGTCAATGTAAAACCAGCGGTATTTTTCTGCTACCCTTCTATCTACCTGGCTTTCATGAATCCACCACGAGGACATCTTATAAACTGGTGAGATATCTGGAGAAATCCCGGCATGATGTTCCTGTCCCTTTTTGCCTGTACCAAACTCAATATACGGGGCATACGCTTTATTTGTGTAACATATGCCCTGTACAGTGTCGCCGTTTTGCCTTACTTCTGTGTTGATGCTCTGTCTAAGTTCTCCAGTGTATTCATTGCAATTTAAGACTGCTGCCGACCTTACTATTTCAATTGCCTGTGCTGTTGCCTGCGTAAGGTTTGTTTGTGCAAGTTCTCTTAATTTCCTGCCGAGTTCTTCCATTCCTTCTACTGCCATAGGCTTTCCACCTCCAGCGTGAGAAAACGATATGGTTTTATCGCTACGACTTTATGGTCTGCTTTGTAGACGAGCCTTGTTTTTGTACAGAAAAGAACCGTTTTATCACTTAAAATAAGAGCTTTGCCACCGATACATAGTAATTTCGGTTCGAAAGCTCTTTCTTTTTCTATTGCCTGATAGAGACTGATTCCATCAAGTTCCTGAATGTCAGTACCGCTATCAAGAATATAGTGCAGGTGTCCATCTTCGTCTGGTTCGATTCTGTAACCTTCTGCTATACGAAGATTCTTGATATAATTTAGGCGGTTTCCATATTGTTCCGCCTGTACTTTTCCTGACGCTGGCCAGCATTCACCCCGAAACGGCACATCCAAATCGCACCGTTCTGTTACGCAGCCTTCGTTATCTTTTTCTACAATCCTCTTTCGGTGGTAATATGTATGCAGTCTATTCTCCCGAAGCCTCATAAACTTTTCCTCCCACACGAGCGAGCCGGTAACGGTTTAGGATGTCATAAATCTGTTTTGGTGCATCATCAAAACTATAAGACTCCCCACCCTCACTCCGGCTCTTTTCTCCTTCGGTACCCCGTCTGTTATAAGCAATCAGAGCGAGATCTCGCATTGGTTTTCTCAACTGAGGAATCAAATTCCTTCTGTTTGTGTAAGAAAGAACTGTTTCTTTTGCATCTTCTAAGAGGATTTCTAGCAAAGATTCGTCTGTGCATCCAATAAGGGCTTTTAAGATTTCTACATCTTCTGGCACATTACTCCTCCTTTAATACATCAATAAGCTGCTGCTTATTTAAAGAACTTGTCCCCTCTAAGCCTTTTGATTTTGCAAGTTCTCTTAATTCCTGTACAGTAAGTTCTTCTAAGTTCTGTTTAGGTTCTATAATTTCTTCCCCGGATGCAGCTTCTCCTTCCTCTAAAATACTCTCTGTTGGCTCAGAGGGGATTTCTTCTGTCTTTAATTCGGCATAGCCTTTGTTTTTCCACTTCTGGATGTCTGCACCTTCTGCTTCTCTTTCTACATTTTCATTGATCAATCTCATTATGATGCCTCCTTGGTGCTGATATAGATAGAATCTAATTTGTTATCTAATACCCAGATATCATGGAAACGTCTGTAATCCATCTGCCAAGCGTTTAACTTCTGGTTCACGTTCGGGTCAAAGATACGCATGATATCCTGTTTTGTGACTGCGATCGGTGTGGTTGTCGGGCAAACGAAGAAGTTTAAGTTCTTTGCAGAAGTTCCTTTTTCATAGCCACCTTTTTCCTGTCCTGCTGTCTTTCCATCATTAATCTTGATTGCACTATACATTCGATTGGAAGGTGTTGAGATAATCGGTACATTATCTACCGATGGCACCTGCGTCTGAATTCCAGCTTTCGAAAAAGTAACTGCTGTAATCTTGCCCGAAAGCTCCAATTCCAATTCCATAATAAATTCCGATGTTGCCTGACAGATTAAAGGTCCATTATAATAATCGCGTACTGCTTTAATCCCTTCTTTAAGTTTGCGAAGGGCAGAAGTTCCAGTTGCTCCAGGTGTGTAACCTTTACCAATCATGCCAGCTTTATTTGCTGTAAGAACTTCTGTTGCAATCTTGGAGATACGATAGGCATCAATCTCTGGGATTACCTGTGTTCTCTGAAACTCTCCCATGGCCGCTCCAGCCGTTGTTACGAAATTATTTTCATCCACATCCATTGGATCTAACTGAAATAAACGACCTCTATCCTGTGTCATTTTTCTAGTTTCGTATTCCAGTGTTATGGAGCCCTTCTGGTATCCATTGTCACGGTCATAATCTCCCATTCCCTGAATGCTCATTTTAGGGATTTTTACTTCTGCTCCACCGCTATACTTTACCTGACCGGCATTTGCGTCCATCCAGCCGGTTGTTGCTTCCTGAACTGCAATCTTATCAAGCTGTGTCTGAAATAAAGTTGCAGTTGCTAATGTATTAAGTGCCATATATTCTCACTCTCCTTTTTTAGTTGTAAATACCCATCATTGCATTGTATACCTGCTTTTCAAGGTTGTCCTGTCCACCTGTCTCTGTTGCTTTCTTTGGCGGCTTATCGCCTTTTAATTTTTCATCGACTGCTGCTTCTACCGCCTTCTGGAAGGTATCTTTTACGGTCTGCATTGACTTTTTACAAGAATCTGCATCCGTATAATCAAGAACCTCTGCAAGTTCTACCGGAAGGCCATCAGAAGTTAAGGTATTTTTTGCTTCTGCCATCAGTTCCGCTCTTGCCACTTTCTGCTCTCTTTCAGAAAGTTCTTTGTCCCTTTTGTTCTGCATATAGGTTTTCTGTTCGTCTTTTGTCATTTTGGCCAGCTTTTCTGCTTCGGAAAGCTTATCATCTGTTAAGGCTTCCCACTTCTCCTGTGCCTTTCCTACAGCTGTATTCACTGCTTTCTGTACTCTGCGGTCAAACTCTGCCTGATTCCCTTCCTGTGCCAGAAAATCATCAAATGATACTGTTCCCGTCCCAGCTCCGTTATCGTCCCCACCTTCGGTTCCACTACCGTTTCCTGGATCAGCAAAAAACTGTAATCTCATTTTCATTTTGTGTTCGTGTTTAAATTCTTTCATTGTTCTTCCTTTCCGCCCAGCCAATTCACACTTGTGCCCAGACCATTCAGTTTTGAAGTTGCCCGTTTCTTTAACGTCTGACGGAAAAAGACATAAAAATAAGACGCTTCACCCTGCGTCTTTTAGGGAGATATTTGGATCACCTCCTACTTCTTGTTTGTAATTGTAAACGGTACAATAGATTCTGGAATATAATTTACTTCGTACTTATATTTGTTTACCTTTGCACCGCCTAAATCTTCAATCACATACATGGAATCTCTATTCAGACCAATAATCTGTTTCTTGTAAGTCCCGTCTTCCATTTCGCAGATTAAGCTGATTTTCTTGCTATCGGAAGCATCTAAGGAAAAGGCTCCGACAAGTTCAAATTCCACTTTGTCTGTTCTTGTGTTGATAACTGCAAATCTTCTTAAGACATTGAAGTTATCCGCTTCTTGTGAGACGTTATTGGATACCCGACTTGCTTCTGTGCACCCCACTAATGCTCCTGCGGCTAACATTACTACTGTTACTGCTGCTAAAATCTTCTTTTTCATTTCTGTGTTTCCTTTCCTTCTTTGATAATCTCCACCATGCCTTCTTTTACAAGATGTTCGGCACGTTCTTTACTTACTTCAAAGACTTCGTCTTTTTCTTTGATCTTGTTTAATACAACATCGTTGTACCGTTTAATGACTTTGACTTTCATCACTTGTTCCCCTTATTGCTGCTTCTATAAATATCTCTACTACATTTTTGTATAAATTCCATATAGAATAAACGTAAGCCATAATTAATTCCAAACAGAATATGTCTGGCTCCTTAATAAAACCTGGTAACGCAATCCATGCAGCCCTGCAGAAAATTGTCATAAAGCAGAAACAAAACATGATTTTTATGCAGTCTCTGATTCTGAGTTTTGTAATTATATTTTTCTTCATCATTATTCCTTTCTTGCGCCGGCGCAATCAAATCATTAAGTCTACATTTTCCATTACTGCTCTTGCTTCAAGTACCGCCATGTAGTCTGTCATGCCTTCAAGCTGCAGGTCATAAATACTTCGAGGGCATGTGGGTTCAAAGCTAAGTGTTCCTTCATCCCATTTTTTAAGCATTCCTTTTAATCCCTCAATCCGGATTGTGAGCTGCTTATATTCCGCCTTAAAGCGTTCCCTATAATCTTCGCTCATCATGCCTACTGCTGTTGCTGGAAGCTTATTCTCATCGTATTCTCTATAAGCTTCCTCAAATGCATATGCCGGAGACCAACTTTCATAACCATCTGGATATTTTACCAAATAGCCGTTATCTGTTGGATTCTCGTCTGCCGGAATCTCCCGGCCTCTATACTTATTATAGTCACCGCGATTCATCGGTTTTGCTTCAATTACTTTTGTTTCAACATACTTTTTCATGTCTTTTACCTTCCTTTTCATATTTTTTATTAAAAATGAGTATAAAAATAGCACATTAAACACTCTTTTGTATTTAACGTGCTAATAATTAATGATTAAACATTTACCATCGAGGAGTAATGCCTTACCGCCTAAGACAAGGATATAAGGATATGTCTTTCTCACTCCCATTCGGTATAAAACATCTTTGTCTTTGCCTATGAATCCATATGCTACCAGCTCAGGCATTGTACTTCTACCCCCTTCCCATGGGTAACGGTTGAAAAAATATATATTGTATCAGAGCCTTTGATTGTCATTCCTGTTACAACCTGTGCCGTTCCGGCTGGAATCAGTAATCTTTCACTGTTTTTTTCTCCTGCGGTAAATCCGGCATAAATGTCGCCTTCTGTAAGATTCTTCACAAGAAACTCTCTTCCCGTCACATCAAATTTAAAAGCATATTCTGTATTTGCTGTGACTGCTTTCCGCTGCATCTTAAATACTCCCATGTAACCTCCTTTCTGGAATAAAAATACCACCTATCCTTTTCTGATAAGCGGTACTATTCCTTATGATTTTTACATCTCATGCAAATTTCTTTATATTCAGGTACTAAAAGCACTCTTTCCGGCACTGTCCAATCAGGAGCAAGTCCCTCTGTAACCATGTGAATATCATAGCATAATGCATCATCAATCGTTTTTTTGAATATTGGACACATGATTTCCTCCTGCATATTTTTCCACCGCCTTCCTGATTTTCAAAGTGTTCTCATCAAATTCTTTACTCGAAAAAGCTGTTCTTATATTTTTATTTTCTACGTCTACATATGCCGCTCCATCTTTGCTATAATAGTTTACAAACCGTCCATTCCATCTGGTAAGTGAAATGTCTGATTTTTTTATAAAGTTTTCTGCCTCTTCACGGCTAACCATATGTGCCCGTTCTGCATTGATATGATTTGTATCGTATGTATAATCAGAAACATCTATCTTTTCTGGATTTACTTTTGGAATTCCTTTAATGCCAGAATCTTTGAGAGCCTTTCCAATCTCATAATCTGTCTTAGTGTTTCCAGGATTCTTTTCAAAGTATTGTTTTAATGCTTTGAGTTGTTCCCATTTTTCAGGTTCATTATACTTCATTTCTTGGAAGTCTGCAAAATGTTTTGGCATATCTTTTCCTAAAACTTTTTGATATGCGTCAAATTGTCTTCGATCTCTGGCTGCATTCTTTACTGCTTTTTCTTGTGCTTCAGCTTTTGGTTTTCCCTTGACATATTGCTTATACCATTCTTTATAGGTCATATTGGCAGGAACCTTTATTGTACGCCCCGTTTCGGGGTCGTAGGCGTTTCTTTTCATGTTTTTGAGGATTTCATCATCTACAATGTTTATCGTCGTGGAACGGCACCATGGATGCATTGGCGGGTAATTCTTCCCGGTCATTGCTTCTGACACCGAGAATGTTTTACCGTCTAATCCCCGGCACAATTCGCTGGTCCTTAAGTCCAAAATTGCCACATAACGATATTTTTTTATTCCCGCTTCTTTGTAGGCCCTCTTTTGCAGTTCTCCATGTACAAAGGCTGACTCTGTTCTTACTAATCGTCTCGCCTGTATCATGCCAGTATGAAATGTTTTCTCAAAGGTCTGTGCTGTTTCCCTGTCAGTTCTTCCTGTGAGGAGGCTTATTATCATCTCTTCCTTTAGTGCTTCTGCAAGGTTTTGCGTGTTCTTCCAGATGCGTTTGGAATAGTGTTTACCAGACCAATTTATTGACAATGCATGAGCTATCTCTTTTTCAGAAATATTAGAAAAAGCAAATCCATAGCCCGTCTGTCGTTGGGTATTATAAATGGTTTTATAGTAGCTGTCTCTGGCCAGATTCTCAAAAAATGTTGTGTCAAACTGTTTTTCTTGTTCATATACATTTTGCATCAAGAAATCTACCTGCTGCATCATATCTTTAAATCTCTCTATCCTGCTGGTATATGCCGGAGCTTCTAATACTTTTAGGATGTCCTGTCTTCCTTTTCTTGTTTTCTCGTTTCTGAGATCTAATAAGAGTTCATCTATGGACGCTTTATCCTGCATCTTATTTAAGAGTTCCCATGCCTCTACTTCGGAAAGTCCGTAATCTTTACGGTACTTGTCAAATACATCTCTGGCTGCATAGGTTAGCTGGGTCAATGCTTTTCGGTAAATCCTTGCTATTTTCTGTGCAGTCCTTTCTGCGTCTTCCATTGCATGATACATGTCCCATGCCGCTCTATTCTCCCAGTAATCACTCATCTACATCATCCTTTGTATCTTTGTTACCCGGTGGTGTATTTTCCTGCATACCAAATAGTGCCTGCTGCTTTTCGATAGCTTTCTCTTCCTCTTCGTCTAATGCTTTTAACTCTTCGTCAACATCTTCCACGAAAGGAATCTGAGAAAGTAATGTCTTTCGACTTACTTTTCCCCAGAGGTTTGCTATGATCTGGGAGATTTCAAGAAGATTCTTTGGTAAGGCTCGTGTAAACGTTGGGGCAATCCCGGATATGTCTATCTGCTGTCCTTTCAGGTTGAGAAAATTAGCAAAGATACGAAGTCTCTTTCGAAGTCCCTTTTTATAATAGCGGGTTTTAATCTTTGTGATATTCTCCATACCCAATAGTTTAAACTCCATCGCCACACCGCTGACATTTCCACCGAAGGATTCGTCTGTCATACAAGGGATATGGGAGAATTTATGGATGTCCTGTTCGATTGCTTTCTTTAAGATTTCCACGCCGCTCTCATCGAATGTTCTGGTGAGATACTCCGCTTTCGCTCCCTCGCCTGGCATTTCTAATACCTTTCGCTGTTTCACTTTCTGCATTGCTGTTTTAATGCCGTCTTCTTCTTTCCCCTCATCGTCCGTTACCGTATCGTCCGCAAGTAATGTACCGTAAATTGCCAAAATCGCATCAATGAATTGCTCTTTATCGGTGATACGGTCACTCATCAGTGCGTTATATGCATCAATAAGGGGAATCTGTAGTTCAAAGTCTCCAATCGCCAATTTATTGTTCTGGTATTCGATGATCGGTATCTCTCCCATGTGATGAATATATGGAACTTCCGTTGTTGGCTGTATCGTTGGGGTATTTTCGATATCTAACTCATATTTATAATTCACTGTCACAACTGTTGCCATGTAGTGGTCTGGAGATCTTCCGGAATCATCTTTCTTGACATAATAATAGACAGCAAAGAGCTCATTCTCCTCAATGCTGTCATCCTTTACCATGAAAGTATTCTCTGCTGAGATATTTTTAATGCAGAGAGTTGTTTCATTCTCCTTCACATAAATATATTCATAGGCTAATCCGTAGATAGAAAGCTCTAATCCATTGTCTCCGTCCGCTTCATCCGCTCCCGCATCCTCTAAAGCATCCGTTAGTACTGTAATGTCAGCAGAAGATTTATAGGAGACTGGGTTGCCGATGAAGTAGCTTACTACTGTGTCAGAGATATCTTTTGCATGATTACATACAAGTTTATTTTCCCGTTCGGTGTCTCCAAGTATTTTATGTTTGCCCTCGTAGTATTCTATATTTTTCCTAAGTTTGCTTGCCAGGCTGATATGTTTACTGATTAATTGACGGAGCATCTGTTTGTCCGGGCTACTCTCGTCAAATCGTTCTCTTGGTATTGTAAATGTATATATTGTTCTCACCTTCTTATCTTAGCTTTCTTCATTCTCGCTACCCTATTGCCTAATATCGTAGAACAAAAGTAACGTGCTGCATCGCATCCGTGGTCGAACTGTTTTACCGGTTTATCTTCTCCATGCTCTAAAGCTTTTTCGTCCCAGATGTAAGAAGCAAATTCTCCGATTGTATTCACGCAGGACTTTTCAAAGCAAATTTTGCAAAGATTTAATAATGTTCCTACAAGACGGATGCCGTCTAATACGTCATTCTTTGCCTTGAGTACTTTGTATCCTCGTTTCCGTAGTTCTGCAATAAAGGATGCTGCGGAAGGGTCTACGATGATTGCTTTTATCTGTGTCCCGTCAAGCCATTCTTTTAGATCGTCTGCGTATTCTGAGTCTGTTTTCTGTTTGCCTTTATCTCGGCCAGAATAATAATACTCTCTTGTGCAGTACCAAACTCCATCCACACCTTTGTTCCATAGAAGGAATACTGTAGCGTTCTGGGTTCCATAATCACAGGAAACATAACGATTTTTATTTATCAGCAAGCTATAGAATTCCCGGATATCTTTTACATGTTTCTTTTCATCGAACATATCGTAAATGATGCCTTCCGCCGCTGCCCATAATCCTTTGATGTATCGTTTGAAGAAAACTCCTGTGTACATCGCACGATATCTTTGCTTAATCTTCTCCGACAAAGAAAGATTGTCGTCCATTGTAAAGTGCAAGTACAAGATTTCTTTTAGTCCATGAGCTTTTCCTTTTTTGGCCGCTTCCTCTTTGATTTTCTTTGTTTGCTCTTTTCCTAAGTAGCTCGTTGATTTATTTATCCAGTTTTGTTTGAACCAGTGATATGGCCCATCTGGATTGCAGTTAAACCAGTATTTTGAGCCATCTACTGAGCATCGTCCTGTTGCCTGGTTGGCAAAGGACTCTGGCATCAAGGCAACTTCATCAAAAAAGACCCCGGCTAAAGTGATTCCCTGGATAAGATCCTGCGAGCTTTCATCTTTTCCTCCGAAGATGTAGAAGTAATTCTCTTTTCTTTTTCTTTTGACGATAACTAAATTATCGGAACGATGGTCTTCAACTTTATATCCTCGGCTTATTAGCATTAGTTTCAACCAAAAGAGTACATTTCGTCTGAAAGAGCCAATTGTCTTTCCACACATACCAAAGTTCTGACCGTCAAACGATTCCATCGCCCACATCACAAAAGACAACGACATAGAGACTGTCTTGCCCGAACGTATTGCTCCATCTGCTATGATGCCGTCCATATCATGAACTGGAGACTCCGGCATCCACCAGGTAAGGATTTTCTTTTGTTTACGTGAAAATGGTCTAAATTTAAAGGCTGCTTTCTTTATTCTTCTTCCCATGTTTCAGATGCCTCGCTTTTAAGTGCTTCTAAGAAACCATCATCTTCTATTTCTTCCTCATCTGGATTCATCTTCTGTTTAAGAGCCTCTGTTCTCGCTTCAATCTCCTTGATTCTCGCTCTTTGTTCTTCTTCATCCAGAGTTGTCTTGGCTTCTGCGTTCCACCCGGAAAAATTATTTCTCAGGCTGAACTGCGCGCCACTGGTTCCATCTCTGTCAAATAGCCGCTCTTCTGTATATGCTTCTATCATTGTCTTCGCACGCGTTATCGTGTCCATAAATTCTTTTTTGCCTTGGTAATTAAGTAAAGATGTTCTGGTTGTAAAACCTAGAGCAAGAGCCAATCCTGTGACAGTTGGCGGCCGGTAGTTAATAACTACCGGTTTCCCCCATTTATTCAGAACCGGCTCTCCGTTATTATCTTTTAGGATTTCTCCTTCACATTTTTTAAAATATGCCTCGATTTTTTCTTCGATTTCTTCTTTAGTTTTGTACTTCGGCGGTCTTCCGACCGTCTTTTTCGTAGCCATCCGACCACCTCCTCTTGTTTACAAATACGATTTTAAAGCTTTGACGATCGCCCTGCTTGTCGCACTGGCATTTTTTCCTTTTCTCATATATTCGGATACACCTTCCGCTACCATTTCATGTGCTGCTTTTCCTTTGGAGCTGCTTCCATATTTGGATACAGCAGATAACGAACCCCCATTCATCTTCTTTGCTGTTTTTAAAACCTGTCTATCCCATTTTCCAGATTTTCTCATATTCGCTTTTTCTAATACAGACAGACCTTTATTATTTTTATGCATTGCATAGTCCGAAACAAGATGCCCTGCTTCGTGCGTTCCTATTCCGTATGCTGTTGAATCTGCTACGTGATTTGCTTTTTTGAATTCGCTATTTTTAGATGAGTACTCGGTTCTTGATAAACTTAAATCTCCAAATCCATTCACACTAGCCATTGCTTTCTTGCTGTCGGTTACTCCAACTCCATTTAAAGTATTTAACGGAATTCCAAATTCATTAAGCGTGTCCCTTACACCATTTAGTGTTTTATTTACCAGTGCTTTGTTTAGTCCATTGATGTCGGATTCTATTCTAACTCCTGCTCCTTTAAAGCTACTGATCCCGCTTCCTCCGCTCATCCCACTAGACGAACCTCTACCACCCATCACATTTCGCCTCCTTAAATTTTTCTTGGAATGCTTTAATTTTTACAATGTTCTCTGTACATTCTTCCGGCACATCCCCATAAAAAATAATGGTCTCCGGCTGTAGCCTTCTGACCATCTCTTTATACCCTAAGATAAATAATTCCTTTGTTTTCTTATTTTTCTGTGTTCCCACACTGGATACTGCTACCGTTCCACCTTCTGGCTCCCCATCAAAGCACCATTCGTACGAGTCTGGTATGCTCCACGAGATTGTCGGAATAACATCTATTCCATTTTCTTGTAAATATGCTCCTATCCAATGTTTGCGGTAATGATTATATATCTGTATGATCTTCGGGAAATCTGTGTAAGTGCTAAAATCCGGGGTCATAACATATTTAAAATCATATAACATGGATAGATATCTGTCCGGGGTTTTCCATAGCCGTTCAAACTGATAATCGTCAAGGAAGAAGTGTATTCCTTTCTTTTCCCGTTTCTTTGCCTGTGCCGCATAATTAAATCCTACAAATTCGCAGGATTCAAAGTGTGTAGCTTCTATCTGCGGTATCTCATATGGTCCCACGCCCTTAAAAATTCGTTTATTCAGATTTTCATAATTTCTTGTATTTCGGTAATTCATGTTATCACCTGCCTATATATTCCCCTCCAGGAATCGAACCTGGGACATTTATGCTCTACCACTGAGCTAAGGGGATAAGAAAAAGACCGCACATTTTGTGCGGTCTTGAATTACTATATTATCTCACTCTGTAATATCATCTCTTTTTAAAATCCTTTAATAAATTAATATTTTCGATCTTGTTTATTTTTTTCATCCAATATATCTTGATATTCCGTACGTTTTTCCAATGGGATAATGTCATCAATATATGCTTTTGCATTTGCCTTCAAGCACATATATTTTTCTGGATATTTAATTTTAAGTATCGATATAATAAGAATTGATAACCGACGAAAATATTTTAATTCCTCTTTCAAATTTCTTTTTACATATGTATTGAATCTTTTCATATTATTTATATTTTCAGGCACTTTATTAATATCTGTATGAATATATTTACATGCTTCTGAATATATATACTTAATTTGACTTTTGTATTTTGTTAATATATTCTTTTCAATACCACTACTTCCATTATCAATACAAGCAAAGAGATCTTCTAAATTTTTCATAGCATAATCTTGAGATATATATCTCAAGAAACTTTCTATAGTATTTCTATATAAAAAATAAATTAATCTTATATCCCCAATGATTACACAATTTAATAGTGAACACATATTTAACAAAATATTATTAAGTAATTGAACTTGTTTTTCTTCTCCAGATGTATATTGGAACAAAACTCTTAATCCGGTATAATACTTATTAATCTCTCGTATAAACTCTTTTCTAGAATTAATTTCTTTTTTCTTATAGACTTTATTTAAAATATTCATTGAGTTTGCTGTATTTTTCTCAATGGTGCTTTTGAAGTCACTAACCACATCCATAAATTATAGCTCCATTCTTTCTATCACACTATAAATATCAACTTTTTCTAAATCATCATTATTGTTTATTTTTTTTAATATCTCAAATAACTTATTCAAATAATTATTTATTTCATCTTCATCTGTTATTTCTTTAATTATTCGAACTATTTTCCCGCAAATTGTTGTGCGTGAATGAATCATATAATCACTTAAGGAAATTCCAAAATTATTTTTTAAAAAAGTAGCAATATCTTTGTTTTTTCTAAAAATTTTTTTTGATAAAATTAAATTTTGAAGAATAGAAATAAACAAAAGTTTCCTAACTACCAAAATATCCGATAATTCAGAATCCATATTACTCCTTTCTCTTGTATTTAAATATTCTTTTATTAAATCCAGCGTATTATTATCTATCATTCAAGCTTCCTCCATTCACTGCACAATTATATACATCTAAAAATTCCTTAGTTAATTTTAATATCGGACTTTTACAACCTTTCGTTTCATACATCAATTTTTGTTCTTCACTAGCTCTTGCGATTCGGTTATTTATTATAATAGTCTGCTCAAACACTTTACTGAATTTATATTTTTCTCTTATTTCACGTAATTTCTCATCATGATATCCGCCTGATCCCTTTTGTACAAGGTTCGCTATAATACCAAGTCTTTGTATTTTCGCATTTTTTGTTCTGCGATTATTAAATTTTCCAACAATCTTTTCAAACAGTGATAAGCCTATTGTAGATAAATAATCTGGCTTGATTATTAACAAATAAAAATCAGAGGCTTTAAATGCAGAGGTCGTATATACTGACTGCGTAGGCGGACAATCAATGAAAATAAAATCATACTTATTTCTCAAACTGGCATTATCTATAAATAAATTTAATGTATCTGTTGCTGTTCCATCTGTATCAACTATATTTGTCATTCTTAAATCGCCACATATCAAATCTAAGTTTTCTCTTACATTATATATAATTTTCTCACTTATAGAACTTTCAGAGCTTGAAACTGAATCTGGGTCTTCTCCGCTAATACCGTACAAATCATCTTCTGCACTATCCTTATAAAGCCAGTAAATAGTTTCCTTTTCTGTATATTTATCATCAATCACTTTTTGAATATTTTGAGGATTTAATAAATATTGTGTAGCATTCATTTGTGGATCAATATCAATCAATAATATTTTTTTACCTCGATCAGCCAAACAACCGGCTATATTTACACAAACTGTTGTTTTTCCAACTCCACCTTTCATATTCATGAAAGATATAATATTTCTTTCCATTTGTTTCCTCCGTAAAACATTTTTCTTTATTTTACAATATATATCGATAAATTTCCATACTACTACGAATTTTTTATATAACAAAAAACACCCCACATTTCTGTGGAGTGCCTTCTGAAAAATGTTTTACAAAGGAGAAATAATCGAAGCAGTATTCTCTTCTTTTATTTCCATCTTAAGTTTTACCATACTTCGAGGGGACATTGGGGGACATTTTTTAATTTTCTTCAAAAAATCTAAAATTTCTTTTCCTGCAATTCTCCTCGGTATAGGCTACCTTTCTTTTAGGAAATAGATTATTCATTCTGTAAGCTACTTGTGTCCAAGTCAGTCCTTCAATATAATATAGACGGAACATAATTCGAAGTTCGCTTTTTTCGATAGATTCTATGTATTCTTCTGCCTGGTTGGTAAGTTCAAGGAGTTCATCTTCCTTCATTTTCAAGCGTTTTCGTCTCGAAATAAGTAGCTGCTTTACTTTAGTATGTTCGGGAATAGGAAATCCTTCAACTACAAAATGCTGTATTCCTCCCATACCTCCGCTTACTACATCGCTCACCGCTCCTTCTTTCTCAATCTTCTCTAATCGCTCCTCCGTCATTTTTATGAGTCTCCTTAACTCTTTTATCTCCACTTGCATATCGCAGTACTGGATCAGGACTGACTTTTCCAACGGAATCACCTCTTTCCTGCTATCTATAAATCTTGCCTGTTTTCTTATCTCTGAGTTTAATTCGTCCAAATACTTCAAATCCTCTTTTATTTGCTTCTCTTCTCATATTCTCAACTGTCTCTCTTACGGCGTTAGGCGGCTTATCCGCTGCCTTAATCGCATCATGAGCTGTTTGGTCTTTGTAATGTTCGTGATTTCGTGTATCCATCCTACCACCTCACTTGTTAAGTATGTAAAATACAAATCCTGTATAAATTAATGCCGCTATAATTACTATTGCTTCTGTTATACTCATTCTTACTCCCCTCAAATATGCTCATGCAACTCCGGTGGTCCGAACGACTGAGGCTCCAGCTCCATTAAAGCATTATATCTCTCAACATGTTCATCCGGTGTAATCTCATCGTTCATAAGCTCCTGCTCCAGCTTGCCATATTCGATATCTATCCTCTCTTTAAATTCCTGGCGGCTTATTTGTCCTTTGATAAGCATTTGTTCTAATATTCTGTATTCGTGACTCATAATTTACTTCTTCCTCTTGTTCACCCTTTTCGTATGCTCCGCCACTCTCTTGCAGCCGGCTTTCCATCTCTGGTAAGCTTTACCTTGCTTACATGGCTGATTCATTCCCTCGCAACGGTCTCTTTCGGGACATTTCACGCATGGATTAATCATCTGTTTGCTCCTTTCATGAAATCACCTAATGTTCTATTTTTCCAAGGTGTTTCTTTTATGTCCTCTGGTTTGTACGGTTCCGGCAATGGCATCCACGCACTTGTGAAATATCCTAAAGACGCATATGTTCTGCCTGTAAATGGAGCATAAAAAGCTCCTCCCTCATCATCTACTTTCCAAGTACCTACAAGTGGATTCTGCTTCTCATTTGCAAATGATAACAATACATGTTCCCCGTTCTCGGGTGTTTTTTCTTCTAACGGTATCCATTCACAAATTTTAGGCTGCTCTTCAATCAGCTTAATTACGTTTGTGCCTACAAGTAATCTCTCTTCACGTTCCTTAATGAGTCTTTTTTCGTCAATCATCTCTTTCTTCTCCTTTCTGCAGCTTTTCTCATATCTTCCCAATCCTTTCTTAAGTCTTCTGGGAATACTTCCGGATTAACTACTTCTTTTCTGGCTTTCAGTTCCGCTCTGATTGTTCTTTGCTTTGTTCTCTCTATTCCTGTACTTTCTAAAAGTTGCAATGCCGTCTCTAAATCTTTTTTTGTGATTTCTGGATCACATAAGAGAGAAGATAAATGCGGTGGAACTAAGTTCGGATTATATACACTGCGCTCAATAATTTTTCTCACGTTATCCGTATAAAGTTCTAACGGGATATCTATTTTAACTTTCTTCATTGTTTCCTTTCTCCCCGACTTCTGTCGGGGAATCAATGGCATATAGCTCCGTGTTGTATCATGGAGCGGTCAACAAGTTACTGCAATGTGTATCTATCCTTAACCCCAGAGGGTGTCCAACTTTTTCGCCTTCTTGGCAATTCGCTTTGCACTGCGTTCTGTATTTCTTCGATGCTGTCTGCTGGCATAGGGAACTGCCTGTTTTCGTGCAGGCTCTTTGTGCTTCACATCTTTATCATTCATCCGGATAGCATATTCAAGACCTGTCTCTTTTTTTAATGCGTCTATCATCTCCAGCCAGGTAACATAATCCTCCATCAGGCACTCTGTCTTAAAATCAAACCGTTTACGGAAACGCTCTATCCTGGCTGCTCC